TATGAAAATACACTTCAACCTTCATATCATCGATAAATTTTTTCCAGTGTTGATGCTCTATATTATTCCACTGTTCATATAAATTGTCGTAAGTATTTCTAGATACAAGAGTACTAGACCAAATATGAGATATGGGATTTTTATGACAATTAATATTAGCTATTGACCAACTCACGACGAGAAAAGATTTATTAATTCTTTCTTCCAAACATCACTGTATTCGCAGTTTCTGTAATTCTCAAACCACGGACCACCCTCGGTATAATGTAAAATTTTTGGATGTCCATCTTGGGGTTCTTTATACCAACCCACCAACCAATTGTATTCATGAGGTAGAGCTCCTATATCAGAATCTTCTAACCAACTAAATCTATGTAGGAACTTGCCTGATTCTTTGTTTAATAGTTCTGGAGTAAGAATTCTATTTTTAGGATGAGCGCAATTCCATAACACCATGGAACTCCAGTTCTTTCTAGGATATGCTAGTTGCATCTGTCCATCCATCTTAACACCCTCTGGTGGAGTGTAATCGTGTTGTACACACACCACTGCTTTACTGTCATCACAGTATTGTTTTAATTCATCAACATCTATTTGCCAAACAAAATCACAATCACAGAACACTGCCCAGCCTTGATAATTCTGTAGATACGGTATAAAAAATCTTGTGAATGTAAATTCTGTGCTGGCTAATCGGTCTATTTCTCGAGTGTATATACCAGATTCTCTCAGCAGTTTCATTTTTAATGGAACTACATCTACATCTTTATTTCTACGTTTAATTGAATGCTCACATACTTGGTACGTGATATCTTCTCGTGGATCATATCCTACAAATATTTTCATTTTTATATCCTTTTGGTAATAATCTTGTATATGTGTTCCCAATTATTTACTCTAATAACATCTTGGTGTGTTGATCCTTGGTTGTAATCATGATTATACAACAATGGTTTCAAACCATATTCTACTCCCTTTTCTGCATTTATCCATTTGTCTTCCACCCACCATAAACCTGTTCCGTGGAATTCTGCCAGTGCTGCATCTTTGTGATCACCTGTTTCTAATATAAAATAATTTGTGAACACAGTGTCACCGAATAATTCTGCTAATCTTCTTTTCCTTAATTCTTGTGCTGGTATGTCAGATGTTTGTGATGTTATAGGTATAAATGTCCAACCCTCTGCATGTAATAATTTTATCCAGGTTTGTGCATCAGGCATAGGCTGTTGTGTGCTCATCCATGCACTCTTGTTAAATTCTCTAATTAATTCTCGTGAAAGATCTTTATGTATACCGTATCGAATACTCATGTCGTACTCGTGCTCCGTATTTTCTAATTGTGGGAATCCTTTAGTCGCCATCCATTTACTAAAATGGTTTTCCCATTCTAATAGTACACCATCCACATCTGTTAGTATGATTCTTTCCATTACTTGTTTCTTTCTAAAATTAAAAAACCACAATCGTTGATATCATGATATAGTTCTTTCCAATTATTATTTTCTTCTTTTAACCATTTTTCTATGCCTAAGTGTGTTTGAAATCGTTTGGGATTAACATCGTGAAAAGCAAGATATTTTTTTACTTGATTGCTGTGTTTTTTTAATTCTTTATATGTATGATCTTCTGTGTGCATCGTGTCGATGAATAAAAGATCTGTTTCTTCTATTGTTATAGCCAAATCATCATCTATTATGCATTTAAATTCTATGCCTAATTCTTTAGCAATTACTTCGTGTTCTGTTTGATTTAAAAATTTATTAATATCAATTGTAACTAATTTTTTAGGCAAGCAAGCCAGCCAAACAGCAGTTGAGCAACCTTGATAGTGTCCAAACTCTGTTATAGAATCTAAATTCGAAAATTGTTCAACCAACCAATCCATTCGACCGGGCATGTCACCGGCCATTTTCCATTTGGTATTTGGCCTAGTTTTATTCTTCCAAGAATTGTATAATATTTTTAAGTTTTGAGACTTATTGAGATTATCTGATTGTGGCATCTTCCATACCGGCCACTCTAAGTTTAACTATGTTAGTTAACTGCCATTGTTTTTGATCTAATCCTTTAGTTATACCTAACCATTTATTTCTTAATAGAGCAAATTCATTAATAATTTTTTCCATATCCACAACATCCGACTCTCCATCTACATATTTGTCAGCATCTCTAGATGTAAGTGCTCTGTTGTAATTTTCTAGGAATTTTTTAAATGTTTTAGATCTTAATCTTCTATTTTCAATATTTAAATACTCTAATATGGCTTCTATTTCTTGTAATTGATTAAATCGTTGTTCTACTACTCCCGGTAGTGATGCTGCTGATTTTTCAAGATTTCCAAAGATGTATATTTCTTTTCTTGCTGCTTCAAACTCTTGATCGAAATATTTTATACAATCAGGTATTAAACTAATATCCTGACTTACTTTTGTGTACCAGCTCATTATTCGTCGTATCCATCTTCTTCGTCTTCGGCAAACACGCTTTCGATCGCTGCTTCTAATTTCTCGTCATACTCTCCAGAGGATTTGATCACTTTGGTTGGAACACCGATGTCCACTAATGTTTTGATAAAGTCCACAGCACAATCCACTTTTTGCCTATCAGGCACATAGTGATTGATTGAATTCCATATCTGTTCTATTTCTTCGTGTGTAAACTCTTGCATCTTTATTTCTTTTTCATCTTCTACAATATTTTTTTATAATAAAAAACCCAAACATCTCCGCTAAAATGTATGTAGCGTCCTTTTCTTTCTTTATTTTTTTTCTTTTTTAGTTTCTTTTTCACTCTCTTCTTTTGGTTCTGACTGTTTAACATTTAGATAATCTTTCATTATCATTGTTAATTTATCTCCATCCCAATCTTTTCTATATTCTAGATGTTCTTTGCCCTTACTATCTACATACTTTAATCTGTTGCCAGATTGAACCAGCACTCCTTGTTTCTCAAACAAGTCAACTAGTCCGGAGTAAGGATCCATGCCAGTGTCATACGGAATCTTAACTTGTACACTTTCAAACGGTTTAGCATATCGAGTTTTCATAACTTTACAAGCTGCTCTAATACCTCTTACTTCGGTAATTTTATTACCTGCTTCGTCTTCTTTTAATTTTAATTTCTTCATTGCTATCACAATAGATGAAGCATAGATAAATCCTTGACCTCCCGATATTTTATCATCTGGATCAAACATGTCTTGTGAAGCATATGTGTGATTCGTACATACCATGCCCACGTTCCAAGAACCAAACATGTTTACACAATTTCTAACCAAAGATGTTAGAGCTTTGGGTTTTCTACCTAAATCACCTTTCATCTCTCCTGCTTCAAATTGATTAACATCTGTTGGAGTTAATAACATACCCAACGAATCTATTACAAATAAAATTTTAGGAGCAGTTTCTTTATTATCTGGGTTTTCTTCTCTGTAACCTTTCATAAATTCTGATATTGTTTTAGCAACATCGTCCACCATAGAAAGACTTAATTTTAATAATTTCTTCTCATCTGTGTCCACACCCAGTGCTTTAAGCCATTTTTCGTCTAGTGCATTTTCAGAATCAATTAGTATCACATAGATGCCTTGTTCCTGTGCATTCTTGATTATGTTGCCTGATGCTATGTAAGACTTGCCTGCACCTGATTCTCCTGCTAGCACAGATACTTTGCCTAGAGGAATACCTCGGTTGAAATCTCCAGATATCAAATAGTTTAATGCGTAGTTGCCTGTAGAGATCCAGTCTGTAGGATCATTGAATCCTAAACCTAAACCTTGAATTGATTTTGTAATGCTTTTTCTAAATTTTGTTGCGTCAAATACTTTTGTCATTTTTTTTATTCCTATGTTCTTATATTAACACTAATTGGCTCCAGTGTCAATCTGCTGGAGCCAAAAGGTAAATTAGTGTTATTTGCTTTGTCTTGATCTAATCAATTTCAAGATATCTTCTGCTCTTTTAGCACTGTCAGTTGATGGCTGAGGCGCTGCTGCAGGAGTTGCTATTACCGCTTCTACTTTGGTAACAACTGCTTCTCCGTTGACCGGAGTAGATACTGATGTTGATGCTGATGTTGATGCTGATGTTGATCCATTTGCAGGAATCGACACGCCAGCTGGTCTAAAATATTGACCATATTTTTCCAGATCATACGCTTCACCTTCTACAGATTTTTCAAATAATTCTTTAATTATTTTTAGTTCTGCATCAGTGGGCTTCTTAGGTCTGAAGTCATTTAGATTAAACAAGCCAAACTTGTCAATGGCTGCTCTTTCTGCTTCGTCTAGAGCTCTTTCTCTTCTGCTCCATTTTGAAGTAGAGTAATCAGCATACCCACCTTTGGATGTTTTGGTTATTCTAAAATCCACACCTCTCACAGCATCAGTTGGTAACTCTTCCATTTCTGGATCCAGTAACGCAGATCTGATTATGTTAAAAATTTGTGGCCCGATAATGAATCTTCTTATCGGATTCTCTGATGTTTTATCATCACTCAATGGATTTGTTAACACAAAACCTTGGAATATATAACTTTTCTTTTTCCAATATTTTCTGCCCATGTCTTCCATTGACTTGTCTTTGAACCAGGGTCTAACTTCTGTTAGAACCGGGCAAGTTTCTCCATACATCTCCATGCATGGTACTTGTACTTGTACTGGTCTTGAATCCGCTTGTCCTTTAACTCCAGCGAAAGGCAATTTGATCATTGCTCTTTCAGTCCAGAAAAAAGTATTAGTTGGATCCTTGTCAGGTAAGAAACGCACTACTGCTTCTTGATTTTCCTGTATGTTCCAGTGTGGGTAGATGGCGTTGTCGCCGCCTGTTGATGAAGTGGAGCGATTCACTTCTTGAGATTTTAATCTCGCTCTTATTTCAGCTAGTGTAGCCATGATGTAAGCCTCCTATTGTGCCTATGTTTGTTTTTGTTTTTTGCCTAATGTATATTAGACATAAAGAATAATATACACACTTATTTATCAAAGATCAAGTGAATTATTTTGGTATTTCTATTATAATACTATTTTTATCGTGTGTTTTTGAAAAATCAAATACTTTAAATGGTAATTTTTTTGATTCTAAATATAATTTCATTTCTTCAAGATTATAAACGTCTTCTATTATATAAATGCCATCTTTTATAAGTTTTGGATATAAAATTTCAAATGTTTTTATCTGACTACTACTTTTATGATCACCGTCATCTATTATAATATCGAAATGGTTTGGTAAATTATTGTATATTTCTTTGTTAGTAGAGTCGCCAGTTAACAACTGTATTCTTTCGAAGTTATCAAAATGTTCTTTTCTATTTTTCCAATCAACACCCACAATATTAGCATTAATAAAGTAGTCTTTCCATAATTTAATAGAACACCCATACCACACCCCAACCTCTAGTAAATTTTTAACACTCTCTTTTAGAACAGAAAATCTTTTTTCGTAATATTGTTGCAGATACGGATGTTTTGTTCCTTTATCGCTCTTGTGCTGCTCGTTAAGTTGTGTAAGTGATGGCATTTAAATGCCGGATAGTCTTTTAATCGTTGCTAGCTCGTCTTCTTTTACTGACTCGTTATCGCTGGCATATTTTTGATTTATTTCTTGTGCAGCTTCTTCAGCAGCTTCTCTGTCTTTTTTAACTTCTGCCACTGATGTGTGTAAGAAGTTGGCCAATTCAAGATCACTCATCTGTCGGATAGTTGGTCCACCGCCCACGCTCTCTGGAGTGAAATCAAAATCTTCTAATTGTAGGCCCGCTAGTTCTATGGCATCTTTAAGTGTATATTCTTTGTCAGCCACTTTAAACTTGTCGCCTGCTTTCATGCCAGCTGCCTTGGCTTTTTGCACTGCCTGGGCAAACTCGTTGCCTTCAGTTTTGGTATCTTGTGCATTTTTTTCGTCTCTATATTGTTTTGAAATGATTGCGTATTCTTGTGGTTTTAATTCATGCACTTGTTTATTATGTGTTTTTTTTAACCAATCACGAAATCTATACTGATCATCTATGCTGGCTTCAGCTTCTTTTTGTACTGTTTCTAATAATCCCATGCTGTCTAATCGGTCCATGATCCACTGTTCAGGATCTCCTTCTCTAGCTTTCGCTATTTCATATGGCATCTCGCCATTGCTCATGTAATAGGACATCAATTCACGATACAGTTTGCCAAACGTGATCAGATCTTCTCCGGCCATCACTGCTTGATATGATTCTGCATTCTGGTCCAATATCTTTTGCACTTCTTCTTTCTCTTCGTCTCCCATGCCGTAGTCTCGAGCCTGAGGGCTTAGACCTATGTCTGCTGGCTCATCTTTCTCTTTGACTGTCACTGATTCTATTCCTCTTTGTGCGTAATCTTGCTGTACCCACTCATTAAAATCTGCATCAACCATTAATTTTTCCATTTGGTCATCTGTTAATTCTATACCATCAACAAATTTAGCACCTTGTAGGTCGAATATATTATCACCGGTATCTTGCATTTCGTATTCCACAGTGTTTAGGTCTACTTGTTTGCCATCGATCATGATAGATTCGTTAGACGCTTCCGCCACTGATGCTTCTCCTGCCATTGCTGGTTGTGTTTGTTTTATTGGTGCTTTGTCTGTTCTATTGTCTGATGCAGATGCAGCAGTTTGTAGAGCTGTGATCTGTTCTGGTGTATAATAATTTTGTATGTTGGGACTCTTTAATAGAGTGTTCATGATATAATCCTTAACAGTATCACAAGCACAAGCATCTGGCCCTTCTTTATCTGCTAGTTCTCCCAATTGGTCAAACAATGCATCATCGCCAAATCCTAAACCTTGTAGAGTTGACACAGCATTAACTGCTTCGTTGCCCACAGGAAAATGTTTGCTCATTAATTCTTTTAATTTACTGAAATTCTCACCAGCATGATCTTCATCAGGTAATGAATGAATACCTTCGTTCACATTGGATTCTGTTCTGTTTGCCCATTTCTCAAATTCTTCGCTTTCGCCCTTGACATTGCCTTGACGGTCTTTTTTAGGAGCAAACTTGCTTGGGTCTTGTCTTATTTCATCAGCGTATGTTGGATCTTGTTGCATTTTTTTATAATCATCAATATATCTTTTCGCTAATTGTATTGCAATTTTTTTATTTTTTGTATAATTCTCATCTGGTTTAAAGAACGGTGCTCCTTCGTTGCCCATATCATCGGCTACTTGGCTAGCAAAATTAGCAATTCTATCTTCTTCGTCGTTTCTAGTTAACATTCTAGAAGCAATGTCTGATAGAATAGAACTTAACATAGTGTTCTTGTTTGTAAATTTTGTTACCTTTAACATCTTGTCAGCAGCAGGATCTGCTCTTAATATTAATTTTTTTTCTGGGTTAGCAAGGAATGATTGTACCATTGCTGAATGATCCACAGGAGTTGGTATCTCACCATCTTTGTCATCATACTCTTTCATTAATGAATGAATCAATGGTAGAGCTGATTCCACTTTGTCATCGAGATGTTTTAACGTAAATTTTTCTCTTAAACTATTTCTAGTAGCATCATCTAATTCAGCGATAGTGGTAGGTTGAAAACTTTCTTTAGTTTTCATATAGTGTGCTTGCTTGCTTAAATTTTTTACATAATTTCTCATGTTTTCTAATTTAAGTCGACTTTTTTCTATAATATCACCTACTGAATTGTTTAATTGATCTTTGTTAGTAGCATATCGAGCAAAACTATTAAGTTGAGCAATCTGTTCGCTCATTTTAATAATATGTTGTCCAAACTCATCATGAGGTACGCCACCATTGGCAACGTGTCGAGCCATTGCTCTTGCGCCTGCTAAATGTTTCACAGGATATTTAAATCTTTCACCTTGCTCATTTTCAACGTAGAGGCTATTGATTTGTCTGCTTCTAGCACCAGGTACATCCTCATCTACTGCTTTTGCGTGTCTTATAATTAATCTTGTTTTGTCTAAATTTTCGTAAGAAGATTTCTTAGTTCCTCTAAGACTTTCTGCTACTGGAATACCTGCTAATCTTGTTAATTTGTTTAATTCTTCTGACATATTATCGTCTGTATTTATCGTTTGGTTCACATCTGCAAGATTCTTAAAATCCTGCTGTGTAAGGCTGCTTTTTGTGATGTCTCTTACATCAAAACTCACTTGATGTTCCACTGCAAAGTCTTTTAATTCTTTTAGGAAATTATACCAATCTGCTCTAGCAGCATCATCAATTTTTTCTACTAAACCTTGATTATAGAACACTTTCATACTCTCGCCATCGGCAATACTGATACTCACTCTTCCAAAATTGTCTGAATTTTCACTGAATTCAAAATCAAAGAATACTGCTGATTTGGGATCAGCTGTTACATTGCCCGCACTGTCTCCCAACTGTATGTTGGAGAACTTGCTGCGTATCTTATTGAATAAATCCTGTGATGTTTTAGGCTTGATCATACTGTATTTATTACGTACCTAGGTTAGCAAAGATAGGCATAGGTACAGTCCATTCAGTGGTTCTATCGGTCCATCTTTCGAATATTTTAGGGTCAAATGTAGCCAAGACCTGCATCATACGAGTCATTAATAGACAAGCACTCACTAGGTCATCATGTTGTCCGGGTTTACCTTTATAAGAAACACCAGATGCCACAAAGTCTTTTAATTCTGATATCAATGGTTTACTATTGATCTTCATTTTGCCTGATTCTACTAGCTCTTTAAATTTAGCACAGGCTGCTATTTTATGTTTGGCAGTGGTGTTAAATCCTCTTCTAAATTTTCTACGATGTCCTTTTCTTATAGGTTCACTTAAAAATTGTCCGTGTATATTTTCTTCTCCTAGATCCATTACTCGTAATAATACTGCTTCTCCTAATGTGTTGTTCTCCATACTATAAAATATGCTAGGAACTTCGGTTGGTTTTTGTTCTATAATTGAATCATGAATGTGTTTTGTAATTGCTTGAAGTATTCTAACCTGATGATTGGCTGGAGTTGTGTTATGATACCATTCTCCTACTTGTTCAAAACTTGGCAATTCAAATACTTGTATAGCGGCAAAGTCTCCACCGGTACCTAAACTAGGATCCAATGCTACCATGTAAGAGTTGCCTGGAGAAGGTGTCTTCCACCAACGTACTTGACCCATATTCATTAGAGGATCGATGCCTTCTAACTCTACTAATTTTATACTAGAGATTAATGTTTCATCAAAGATTAAGAATTCGCACTCGTGCTCTCGACGAAATCGTTCTTCACCAATTCGGCTTC